CATATTCTTTCACTCCAGATTAAAGTTAGGTTATGCTCGTAAGACGTTCACTTTTCCTTCTGGAAAGACTATCCAAGTCCAAGGATACGAGCCTTTAGTTATTCAAGAGTTGTTAGATTCGGGCACTTCAGAAGCTGATATTTTAACCGGAATTGACTGCCCTAGTTTCTTCTATGAATTCAAAGGAAAATTACGTAGGTATTACCCTGACATTTTTATTAAATCCAAGAACCTAATCATTGAGGTAAAATCAGTGTACACTTATCAAAAAACTTTGGCTATGAACCACGCCAAAGCACAAGCAGTCAAACAGGCTGGCTATAATTTTGAGTTCCATATCAAGCATTCACAAAAACTGAGCGAAACCGCAATACTCAAGCCTTAAGTGAAGGAACTGGGATGCCATTCAAACTACTCTTCAAACATGCTTTCCTCCTCAGCGCAGCCGCTTCGGAAGCTAGGCAAAAGGCACTGGCGAGCAAGTATCATGCTACCCCAGAGGCTGTTAAGCAGCTTGCAGATATTGACCCCACCAACAATGGAACCTACACAGAGTTCCTGGTTAGGGAGTTTACAAAGGGTAGATTGGGTCTTAATCAGATGGCTTTAGAAGAGGCGCATGAATCACTGGTCAAGTTCAACCGATTAAAGAACTCCCAAAAGTTCAAGGCTATGCCCGACACCCACACAGATATCTTGGCGTATGATTGGTACACATTTACAGCCCAAATGGCTGAGATGGACCGGGGACAGCTATCTAAAAAAGAGCAAAAGAGGGAAGTAGAGCGGAGACGGCAAGAGTATCTGAATAACGGCTGTGAGCTTCTGACAGAGCAGAGGGGCTACGCTTTTTTTAAAGTAACTACTCCAGAGGCTGCAATGCTAATGGGCAAAGGCTCCCATTGGTGTACAAAAAATGAGAACTACGCCAGAACTTACCTAGCTAGAGGCCCACTTTATGTAATCGTGCAGGCAGAGGTGGGTGGGACTTACGGCTCAGATCGTTACGCTCAATTTTCTATTCCAACTAGTGCGGACGACATTGAACACTTTGAATGTCAGGATGTAGATGGGAATGACTTTGGAAAGAAAGAAGCGGAAGGGCATCTCTACTATTTTAACGATGGTAACTACTGGTGGCTCGTAGAAGTGTTGGTCAATTATGACAAGACCCTAGCTCACTGGGTAAACGAGGGCTTTGTATTCAACGATTGGGATGACGCGCATCCGTATGACCAATGTGCATATTGCGAAAAATACATAGATGAGGATTCTCCTGACGCATATTACACAGATGACGGCCCCTTCTGTAGCAGGAGTTGCTTTGTATCTAACTACTCAGATATAATAGGGCAAGAGGTGGAACGCCTCTATCATCCTGATATGTCACAAAATGAAAAAATTGATGCGGAACTAGAATTTTATATCAATAGCCCTGAATCTCCTGAGCGTGATTACTTCCAACTTATAGAAAAAGCAAGAAAGATTAAACAGCCAGAGACAGCAGATAAGAAGTGGACATTTGATACTCAGTTAAACAACGCGCGAGGCGGAGCCCGCGCAACTCAAGCCAATATTGACAGAATCATTCCTGGCTTGAAAAAAGAGGATGCGGAGCGGGTCTACGCCTATTTAAACGCACTAATGGGACAACGGAAAGATTTGGACGCACTTAGAGCGGATGCGGTTGATCACGTGGAGGGGATGCTAAATCCTGACAATATGGATGTAGAAAAAATTCTTCGTGAGGGTGGGTATCTCGATTCACAACCAAAGGCTAGCTCCTTACTCAAGAAAAGGGCTAGAATGAAATTTTTGGCTAAGCCAACGGAGGAGCCCGAACTCTCAACCATTTCCTCTAATTACCCAATCCCCCCGGAGATCCGGACTGCCGCGATGGCGTTAAAATTGGAGTTTGAAAATATCAAACGAGGGCAAAAATGGCCATCGGAAAACGGACTTGTTGACTCTTTTTTGAAGGGGTCTGAAGTCTGGAAGAAGTTATCGAACGACCTTAACTCTCAAAACAGACGACTTGTCTTACAGGAACTAAGCCGCGAGGACATCCAAAGAGGACACGCCAATGTCAGACACAATTCGCAAATGGGTGATGGAGATTCAAGACGATGAGGACATGATCCGCATCCTGCTGGTCGGAGAGAAGCAAGCGGAGCTTAAGTACATAGCGATGTCTCAATTTGATGCGGCTGAATTGATTTCAGCCCTGGAGTGGGTTGATAGCTTCCGCAATGGCATGGTGGGGATCCCCAAACCAGCCAGAAAGAAGCGAGCACCAAAGCCAAAGCCTAAGATGGTGATTCTGGAACTTGAAGAGAGGAATCAGAAGCCGCAAGATTAGCCTTTTTCAATCGAGCCCTTAGTTTCGCCGTCTCTTTCCGATGGCAGCCCAGGCAGAGGGTGCGGAGGTTTTCTTCTCCACATTGATTTTTGTTCTCGGAAACGGGTATGATGTGATCAATATCATAGAAGGTGGACCTCCCATGGGTATTCACCCATTCCATATTGCGAAGGTCGAAGAACTCCATTTCCAGAGCCCTCTGAGCATGACGGTAATTCTGGTAGCCTGCATAGATGGGTTGCTGTTGAAGTTCCTGAATGTGTTCTCGAACATACCGCCTAAGTCTGCTTACGAATCCCTTACAGTCCAATCCACAAATCTGACAGATGTATTTATCACGTTTGGCAATATAGATTCGGATGTAACTAGCACTAGAGCGAATGTTGAACTCGTGTACACACTCATCCGAACAAAAAGTTCTCCGCTTTGCACTCAAGCGGTGAACGTCTAACCCACACCACCTACAAAGTTTAGCCTCTTTCGCCCTCTTGTAAGACTCAGCCTTTTGTTCCGGGGTAAGAAATCGAGCCATTTTTACTCAGGTTCAGTCGGGGTATCAAATGGAATGACTTCCAGATCACCCTGAACCTGCATCTCTCCCATGCATGAGTCAACGTAGTATCCAAAGTAACTGGTCTTCTGGAAACTACGACCATCCGGAGTGAGCCGGAAATACCCTTTTAGTGGAATGTCTTGAAATTTCATATGTCTACTCCTTCTTATTAATACTCATTTTTTCATTGACTCTAACCTGCCAGTCACAGAACCACTCCTGAAATCGCATCGAAGGACCATATCGTAGGAACCATATCGCGGCAAGCCAGAGGGGCCAAAAAATCCATTCGAAAATGCTCATACTGCTCCTGTTGGAATGAAAAAGGGGCCATGAGGCCCCTTTCAATATTGCCTACCCTACTTATTACTCAATCTGGCACCGAGTCAGAAGGGTCTGCTTGGTGCCTTTGTAGTCGGTGTGGTCTTTGACGGTGCCCTTGACGCTGTAGGTCTGGCCGATCGCCATGGAGGGGTTGGAGGTGGCCTTCCAGACGATGCAGTTGCCCTGCTCGTCGTTGAAGATGAACATGGTCGTGGTGCCGTAAGCCGTGTCGTAGGAGTAGATGTTCTTGACGGTGAGGGTCAGGACAATCCGCTCACCCTTGGCAGCCACGTAATTGCTGACGGTGCGAGCCTGGGGGGCCTGGGCAGCCTTCAGTTCGGCCTGAGCCTTCTTGACCGCATCGACCCACATCTTCGTCGCATAAGCGACCAAACCTTTGTAGCGGAGCGACTGCGCGAGGATGGCAACCCGGCAGTTGTGCTCGAACTCGGACAGGTTGTCCTTCTCCATCCAGAAGTCCACGACCGTCTCCTGAACACTCACGATACCGGTATGCTTCAGCCAAACGGAGCACTCTTCCTTGGCAGCGTAGTAAGCGGCCCGTTCCTTGGCATCAGCGAAGCTGCTGAGGGGGCTGGTCAGGTAATCCGCATAGTCGGCACTGCTCTGGCTCATGTTCTCATCAGCCTGCTTCTTGGTGACGAAGCCCTTGGTGGAGGCGATCCAAGCGATGGTGGAGATGAAGGAAGCGGTGTCATCATAGCTCTTGCGGCTCCCACCGTCCATGCCCCAGTCATCGCTGTCCAGGATGGAGTGAACGTGGTAGGAGGTGCTGAGGATCTTCGCAACGTCCACACCGAAGTAGAGATCGACACAGGTGTCACCGATCTGCTTCTGGGCACCAGTGGCTTGCCTGTTGGCATGATATACAGCAGGGAAACTGGTGCCCTGAGTGTTCTGTGTTTAAAGATGAGCGTGAGTGCCGGAAGCTGTTGGAGGCTTATTTTGGATTTCTTCTTCCAAAAACTCAATTTTCCTCAAATCGTAAGAGGTATGAATGGGATGGGTATAATCAAGAACATCATGTAGCTTTTGAGTATCAAGGTGAACAACACTATAAAACCCACAAGTTCTTTCATAAAAAACGAGGCTCCTTGGCTGATCAGCAAAAGAGGGATGGCGAGAAACGACAATATGCAAAAGAAAATGGGATCACTTTGATAGTGATCCCATACACTGAGCTACCTGAACTTATAGAACGATTGGCTCATAGCGAGGACCGTTCAAAACCTCCAGACATAATTCGATGGGTGTGCAAGCCTGAGCCTTGATCGCCTTTTCGAAGATGCTGGGGCTGCATCCGGAGACCAGATACGTGCCCTTCTCGTCCATCGTGACCGGGGTCTGGTCGTTGCGGGAACTCACGTTCCAGAAGATGATGGTCGGGAGCTTGAAGCCGGAGGCCGCGTACTTCGCCTTGATCACTTCCAGGTTGGTGTTGTTGCTCACGCAGGAGTCGAACTCCATGTCGGAGATGATGAAGATCTTGGTGGGCATCTCGGAGGCCGGGAGCTTCGCCTTGACCGCAGTTGCCAGAACCACGTTGAACACGGCCTGGAGGTCGGTGTTCATGCCCCAGGTGGCCCAGGTGGCCCGGGACAGGTTCTTGATCTTCTCATAGAGGGTCTGCCCCTTGAGAGCCTGGATGCTAGGAGTTCCACTGAAAGTGATGAACTTGTCGTGGAAGATCCCCTTGTTCCGCTCAGCCAGATAGATGGCGAGGGAGATGCACACGGTGATCGGAGCGACCGTTCCCATGCCACTGAACATGGAGCCCGAAACGTCCGCGACAACGAGAGCGTTGTCATCGGTGTCTGCGTAGTTCGGCAGGCACTTCCACATCGCCTCAGCGGTCTGGTCCTTCTCGTTCATGGACTTGGCGACCAGTTCGTAGGGGTAGAGGGTGCCGGAGTTGATCTTCTCCTCCCGGCGCACAACCGCAGCCAGGAACTCGTCGTAACGAGTGCCATCGTGACGCTTGAACGCATCCTTGTAGATCAGACCCGCACGGGATGGAATCTGGCCATAGGAGATGGTGTCCCACTGGTTCTGAGACATGAGGGTCTCGACCAGCTTGATCTTCCCACGCAGGGTGGACAGGTTCTTGCGGTACTGGACCGGAGTCCACCCCAGGGCCTTGACCCAGCGGTGTGCCAGGGAGACGGTCTCCTTGGAAGAAGTGTTGATGCTGGGCATCCACTTCGCCAGGAGGCTCACGCCATCCTCGGACCCAAGGTCCAGGTTAAGCTGCTCACGGATGACGGACACGACCTTGGGGTCGGACACGTACTCCACAATGTCATCCCAGCGTCCGTAGACCGGCACGTAGGACAGAATGTGATCGAACACCTCACGGAAGTTCTTGTACAGTTCACGGAGCCCCCGGCGGAAGGTCTCGCGCTCCCCCTGACCCCCACGGATGTCGCGGATGTAGAAGAGGCAGCGGATGGCCGTCAGACGGTCCTCACCGAATGCCTTCAGGAAGAGGGCAGTGTTGTCCTGGCCCCGACGAGCGGGGGCGTGGTAATAGAAGTCGAGCACACCGTCCAGCGTGGACTGATGCGTCAGCGCACCGTTCTCGGTACGGGTGTAGTTCTGGGACTTCTGGATGGCGTTAAGTAGGTTGGACACGTCGATCTCCTTGAAGGAAAAGTTGAAAAATCAAGACACCGTTGATGCTTCATCGGCGGGGAAGCTCGAAAACCGCTTGACGAGCTGGGGGGTAGTTAGCCACCATCACTCGTCCGCTCATATTTGAGGTTTGCTGCAAGTGTCTTACAGGAACAACAAAGTTACTAGACGCAGTTTCGTTCCATGACAGGGGAAGAAGTTGCTGTTAGCGTCTACCTAAAGATAATACCGCGAATTTTGTTTTTTGGATTACTTTTTTTTCGAAAAAGCTCAATCGGGGTTGTA